TCTATCGTCAAAAATATAAGGAGTTGGTACAGAACCTTGAACGGATATATTAGATGGCCATACTGGCTTAACCCATTCACCATGTTTAAGATGTCCCCACTCATCTTTTCTATGTAGTGTGTGATATTCAATATAATCATCTGGAGTAAAGTATTCATTTGTTTCCGGATTGATGAAACCACATTGGTCTTGTAATCCGCCTGTGATATTAACAACAATAGGTGTACCAGCCATTATTGCCTCAGCAGTAGAAAGTCCAAAACCTTCATTTGAAGCCATGTTCAGAACAACATCTGCATTATTATAAAGAACATTTAATTTTTTAGATTCTACAATTCTATCATCAAATAAAACAGGATATTCATTACACAACTCACCAACTAAAGCAACTAAATCTGTTCCATTTGGATCAATAGGTTGTGTGTGCATAAACAATACACAATCTTCTGCAGCATTTCCACCATTTTTATCTACAAGTTGACAGAAATGTTTGTATGCAAGAACCACATCACCAGGATGTTTGCGGTGAATGTTTCTGTTATTCCACATGACAACAAACTTATTATCATTATTACCACGAATTTTTTTACTCTCTTCTTGTAACTCTTCCCATTGATGATGTCTTAATAGTTTCATTTCATTTATTGGGTGAAATATACTTGAATTTATTCCATGTGGTACATAAGTAATTCTACCGTTAGAAGTAGTCTCACCTATTCTATTAAATATTCTATTATTTATACCGTAGGTTTGTTTCGATATAGCCATCAATAAATCGCAACTTGCATAGGCATCTTTGTTCCACATTGGATCAGTTGCAGTATTACCAATCAAACCAGCACCATCCCAAATATTCAAATACAATAATGGAAGTTTTTGTCTTATTTCATGTTCCATATTATACAACCAACCCCAAAATCTTGGATCAGTAAAATGTAATATTGCATCTGGCTTTTCCATATCAATTATTCTTCTCAATAATATTGGATCACCATATCCATCATTTGCATATATTTTAGAAGATGCATCCGATACTCCTGTTATCCGCCCAGCATCCTCAGATAAATCAAAAACCTTTCCTTTATCTGGATGATTTATAGCTGCACCAATTTGAACCCAATCAAATTCATGTATGGTATTCAAAACGATGTCTCTTGACACAGTTGCAATACCGGATGTGAGTCTCAAATCATCTGACAGTAATAATATTTTTTTCTTTGCCATGTGAAACCTTTATATGTTAAAAAACTTTTGTGTTATATTTGATGAAACACCGTTCATGTTAATAAGCATTTTACGGTATGGTTTGAATTTGTAACCCATTTTTTCTAACGAAGAATTAAACCAATCTTCCGAATAATCATCTTTATTTCTTTTACCATTTGAAACTATTTCGTTCATGTCACGAACAAAGTTATCAAGTTTATTCATGTCTCTGGTTAATCTTATCAATCTCAATCTTCTTCTGTTATATTCTTCTTCATCTTGTTCTAATCTTTGAATCTCTAATATAAGACTTTTTAATGAATTTTCCAAATTATTTATATCATAAGACAAAACTAATTCGGCAAATTCTGTTCCCTTAAACAAATCAATATATGTTTTATCATAGATTGGAATAGTCATCAGATTCTTTTCTATCTGAGCATATTCAAATCTTGGTGTAATAAACATTCCGAAGAACGGCACTTTTGTATTTGTTGTTGATATACTAAATCTACAACCAGATAAAAAATCCATCATACTTTCCATCGTGTATGTTCCTGCAAGCACCATCGGTTTATCATTATCGAAAACTTTGAATACAGTTGGATCCAAATCAAAGTCTGGAAGAAATGTATCACTAAAAGTTTTACGAGAAACATTTGCGTGTTCTGCCAATATCTTTACATGATTGAAATAATTTTCGGGTGAGTAAGTGTTTCCGATATGAACTAATTTCTTTCCAGACAGGTCTTTTAATCCCATCTTACCCATTGTTTCTACTATCGGTTTGAAGTTCCCATGACCTTTGAATTTAGCATAGTAAGCACATTCTGAAATGTATGGTAATTCTTTTTTATCTACCCATGATTTTTCAATCCACTTGTCATAGATACTCATGTCAATATAACCACCGACTTGAAAAGTATATTCAGAAGTTCCTCTCATTCCGATATACTCTTTGAGTGCATCCACAAAGAACGGAGTATATGTTAAATAATAATCACTATACTTTATGAATGCAGGAACACAAATTGTATTGAAGTGCATACCCTCATACGGGTATATCTCATGGTCAAAGAATGCAGTTATAGTATTCAACTGACAATACATCTTTGCCAATTCAATCAATCTTTGTTTGTGTTCTGGTTTTCTTTTTTCTATACCATCAACATCGTAGATAAATTTGTTGAGGTTCAAAACAACAATATCATACCCTTCCAATTTATTTTTCAGTTCACGGATTTCCATTTCGGAAATATCTGTGCAGTTCTGATATTCAGATTTGAAGTTATTTGTTTCACTTGGATTGAAGTAAAATGTATCAACGCTATCAAGTGATGATATATTTTTAGTAAAAGTATGTATACCCCTATAAACAGAAAGGTCAATGATTGCTAATTGAGCGATTTTCACGAAACACCTAAACTTCCAGTTAAATGATTTAATATAAGTTTTTCTATCAATCCGCTCAATTTATATCCGTTTTCTTGACAATAGTTTGCCAATTCTTCTTTTATAGAATTGCGAATTTGTATGCTTGAGTATTTAGATTTTGGATCCACAACATTCTCTATTTGTTATACATACATATAAGTATGTATCAATTTTAGAAAACATTAGAAAATAGTAGATTTATTTTTAGAACGGTAATGTATTTCTCTTTTCTTTCGGACAGTATTGCTCAAGTGTATTGAAGTCACAATACTTGCAGTTACAATAATCTTTGCCACCCTCTGGTGTCTGTATTACATCCAATTTATATTCACCTTCTTCTGTAAAATTAGTTGTGATAAATTCTGAAATTTCTTTCTTAATATAATTTTGAGATACTTTGCCATTTGATGGTTCAAATCTCTGAACTCTTTGTTTCATAGCATCATACTCAGCATCTTCCATAATCTTTCTACGAAGAATTAAATACTCAATATGTATTTCTTCTGGACTAACACCGTATTGTTTTGCATAATATGTTTTGTAAAGAACAAGTTGTGATGTTTTAACTTTATCCGCCTTTGCCCATTTGTTCCAGCCAGTTGCACTTGTTTTGAAATCGTATATGTAAATTTCACCAGTCTTTGTATTCTTAATAACCAAATCTAAAAAACCAACAAGTTTAATTGTAGGATGTGTTTCGAGTGGAACTATGTTAATTGGTAACTCTATACCAAGTAATTCATAGTCTTTCTTCTGAAAGAAATCTGATCTATGTGCCTTAAACCATTGGAGTATTTGAACACCATCTGAATAGTATTCTTTTAATTCTTTATCGTTTGAGAAGTGATTACCTTGTGCTGCTTCGAGTAATTTTTTATATTCATTACGAATGCCAGTCTGCAACATTTCGTTTAGTTCAAGTTTGTTCGCCTCAACTATTGATTTATCGTAAATAGTTTTAACATACTCTTGTAAAACTTCATGCATAACTGTTCCGAATAGAGCAGCAGCAGATTGTTTATATCCAGATATTTTATCTATGTAAGTGAGTTTCCACTTATGAGGGCAAACTTTCCACATTTGATACTGTGAGAAAGATATTTTTTTATTAGGCATTCATTTTTTTAACGGTTAATGGTACAAATAAATTGACGATAGGTAAATTACCTTTATCATAAAACACACCTATAAATTTTTGTTTTGCCATACGCAATAGTGAGTCTATATTTAGAGCATTATAGTTCATAGAGTGTTTTATCATATTAAAAACATCTTTATTTTTTGCTTCAAGTGATGATGGATTATTCAGATATTCCTTTACACTATCCGTTAAATTTAATATATTTGATCCATCAACTTCGCCAATATAAAGATTCTTAGTCTGAACCATCCTTTCAGTTTTGTTCAAATCTGTATAATAAAATACTCTAGGAACATCTGAAATTTTGTAATCGTTAGTAGTCCAAAACGATTTATTTTTTATAGCAATTTCTGGATCAAGTATTATTTCATCACCCATATCATTTTGCATATAATGATATAACTTCACTGATCCAGAAAGTGTAACTTCTTCTTTAATTAAATCTTTTAGTTTCACCGATTTTCTCCCATTCAAATTCTTTATTTCCAAAATGACCTTTCTTTGCAGTCTGTAAATAAATAGGAGTTTTTAACTTTAATCTCTCGATGATTTTATTTGGTGTCAAATCTTGAGCAGTAAGATCACCAAGACCGTATTCTTTTCCACTTGTTGGATCATATATTCTATAAGAAACAGGATACTCTTCACCGATTGCATAAGCGAGTTGAACCTTAATCCGTTTAGCATCCTCATTTTCATGTAGGGTTTTATTAGCAATATATCTTGCCATATATGCTGCACTTCTATCAACTTTACTTGGATCCTTACCAGAGAAAGCACCACCACCGATTTCACAATCAGCACCATATTGGTCAACTACAATTTTTCTACCGGTCAAACCACAATCGGATATTGGTCCACCAATGTTCCATTCACCAGCAGGATTGATAAAGTATCTTGTATTTTTTGAAAACAATCCACTAATATTATTTGGTATCTCTCGTAATACTTCGGGTAATATAATAGAATTAAAAATTATTTTCAATCTATCTAAATTTATGTTTTCACTATGACACATAGACATAACCACATTATCAACAGCAACTGCTTTACCATCTTGAAATACAATAGAAACTTGACTTTTCATATCAGGACGAAGTACATCATCAGTCTTGTAATGTTTTTGAGAAAGACCATAAGCAACATCTATGAATTTCTTTGCAAGATAGATTGGAATCGGCATACCGTTTGGTGTCTCTCTTGTAGCAAAACCAAACATAATACCTTGATCACCAGCAGTTGTGATTTCACCTCTATCAACCGCACCACTTATTTCTGGAGACTGATTACTTATGTTGAAATGTATATTACAAGTATAACCATTGAATCCAATTTCTTTTGTGTTATATCCAATTTCACATATTGTTTTACGGATAATACCAGTTAAATCCATTTTGGATAAACCAACAGTTGATGTAATCTCACCTGCAACATAAACATCTGTGTCTTTCACCATAACCTCACACGCAACTTTTGCGTTAGGATCCTTACTCAAATAAGCATCTAAAACTGCATCTGAAATTTGGTCAGCGATTTTATCAGGATGACCAGGTGAAACATATTCCGAAGTCCAAATATATTTACTCATTATTTACCCCACTTACCAGATTGAACAAGTTGTGCAATGATTCCATAAACTGAAACATCTTTAAATGTATCATCAAGACTTTCACCAACGGCATCTTTTGAACCAAACATAATCATTTGTTTGTATCGGTTGATTTTATCATTCAGTCTGAAAAACAATCCTTGAAGTGATAACTTTCTATCTTCTTCTCTTTCTAACGATGAACCCATGGATATATTATCAGGACCGTAATTTTTTTGTTTCCTACAAAACAACTCATATTGTTCTGCTTGAATTCTTTTAAATTCCACAGTCATAACAGGAAACTTTTCTTCCATTTCCAAAATAGCTTCGTGTTTTTTTATTCCCAAATCTCTTTCAGTTATTGCCATTTTTGTATTCCTCATTTTACGTTCTTTAATTGTTTTTCAAATTTCTTAATGTCAGATTCCGATGTTCCATATTTTTTTAGTATATCAATAAGTTCATCCGGATTTTCTTTTTTAAGATACGTGATATAACCATAGACCTCGTTCTTTCCCAATTCAAAATGATTACAAAATGTAGAAATAATTTCTGGTTCTATTTCCATTCTGTTTTTTGATTTTATGTATTTAAGAAAGAACGAGCCTTTTGGTAAAACATCAAGCAAAAGTTTATAATAATCTTTTGATGTCAATACTCCATTTGAATATGTTTGGAACTCGTTTATCAATTCAACGAATTCGGGTTCCATAGAAAAGAAACGAGCAATCATGTAATTACTCCATGACTTTGTATCTTCTTCTGAAAGTTCTTCCCATTTTGTTTTACGGAAAGTAACACCTTTTATATGATCAAATAAACTTTTTGCCATGATAATCCTTAATCATTAAGTTGTTGTCTTTTTGATGGTAAAAATTCTTCGTTTATATTTCCACATTCCAAACACGCATAAGTTGGAATTGGAATGACACCTTCTTGTCCTGTTGGTGAAAGTAATGCCGAAATCTTTTTGAAGAATGTTACTTCGTGAAAAAATTTGTTTCCACACTTTGAACAAGAAATATCGCTTGCTTGATTTAAGTCTATATTAACTCGTTGTGATTCTTGTGGCATTTCACCACCACCGCCACCATTGATGTCATAAATACCCATCATTTTCTCCTTTGATCTATTTCCATAATAATTTGAATAAACATAGCCATGGCATTTATTTCATGGTCTACAACAAAACTGTCTTTGTATTGTGCCTCGGCAATAATTAAAATAATAGTAGATACAAAACCATTTGCGAATGTATCAACATTATCATAAAGATACCTAAACATTTGATTGAAATCTCTTACATGGTTATCGGCAAGTAACTGACGAATACCATCGAACTTTTCTTTTTTATTTTTATTTGATTTTAGAACATCAAGAATAGATGAAAGATAATTGTGTTCTACCAATGTTGTTTCATCCAATTTAAGATTACCACCTATAACACATCTTTGAGTTGTGTTAATTACACGGCGAATGTCTGGATAAGATTGATTGATTATAGTTGCAAGACTATCTTTTTCATACTTAACTTTCTCCTCATCAAGAATCTTTACAAGATGTTGTGCAACTTCTTTCTTTGATGGAGGGACGATGTTAAATATTTGACAACGAGATTGAATTGGATCGATAATCTTATCTACATAATTACAAGTTAAAATAAAACGGGTTGTCTTACTGAATGTTTCGATTACATTACGAAGTGCCGCTTGAGCATTCGGTGTCATGTAATCACATTCATCAAGAATAATAAGTTTCAATCCACCGAAACCAATAGAGGATGCAAACTGTTTAATCTTATCACGGACAGTATCTACCGAATTTTCGTCTGAAGCATTGATGTAAATGTAGTTATCTTTTGCAATAGTATTTGCAACAATTTTAGCAAGTGTGGTTTTACCACTACCGGCATCACCATAAAGAAGTAAGTGAGGAACATCTTTTGTCTCAATATATTGTTGAAAGGTTGCCTTTACAGTTTCATTACCAACATAGGTATCAAGTGTCTGTGGGCGATACTTTTCGTTCCAAATTGTGTGTGAGGGATTAAACATAATATACCTTAATGATTGATAAATTCATGTACTAATATACAAAATTTCTGCCTAATATCCTAATCTTTTTTTTGAAATACGAAGATTGGTTCTCGTTTATACCCAGCACCCATAACGGCAGATAGTATGAGTTGTATGGTATCTATGTGATAGAAACCAACTTGGTTGGCATAATCGATTGTCATTTCTTCCAAGTCTTTATACTTTGGTGTATTTGCAATGTTTATCAACATATAACCACCAGGTTTCAAACCATGATAACAGTTACGGAATGTTCTTTTAAGAAATCCATATCCCCATTCTTCTCTTGTTGGGAATTTATTATATGATTGTGTTTCTTCATCTGCATATTTTTCTGTATCAAAATATGGTGGGGAAGTGAAACACAAATCTAAACTTTCCTTTTCTGGTAGATAATCCTCAGAACCCATCATGTGTAATTGAATATCTTTACCAAGATAATCAAATTCATCACGAAGTTTACAAAGACCCTCAAATGTTTTTGTTGATGGTTCGGTTCCAATATAAGTTTTAATATATGGTGACGCAAGAGCACCAACTAATCTACCACCCCAACCACAAGACATATCCCACATCACACCATCACCGCCATATTTTTTATAGATAGCACCAGCAGCAGTTGGTCTAAAATTAGAAACACCTTGAACACCAGAATATATTTTAAGTGATTGACGAAGACGATTCTCTTGGAAAGAACTCCCCCAATGTTTTGACAACCATTTCAAAGTTTTGCGTATTGTCATTTTGAATGTTTGGTCATTCAAAAAGTTATCCATTGGAGACATTTTTGAGTTTCCACATTTAACTTCCATCGCGTGTGGAAAGTATGACCACGCTAACCGAAGTCCGTTCATGGTTTGAATTATATCACCATCTTTGAAAATACTATCATAATCAAACTGTTGTAGTTTTCTCATGTGTTCGTGTTTTTCTTGTTGGGTAATTTTCATATATGGATAACCGTGTTTGCGGTAATACTGAAAGATACAATCTATTGTATCATCCAATTCTCTTTTACCTGCAAAAAATTCACCGGTCTCTTTCCACAAACGAACTTCTAGCGGATCAACATCAAAAAATTTACTTAAACTATCGCTGTTAGGTTTCATTTATTATGGTTTATAGAATACAAAAATAGGTTCGTGTTTAAACCATTCACCTTTGTAAAGAACTTTATTAGTAAGTCTTTCTGGATCAGAATTACCAATCATCTTTGCCATTGTCATTCCCATCTTTCCTTTATATTCCATACCAAGTGATTGTAATATGGCAATAGAATCCTCTTCAAGATGTATTGTTTTATTTGCAGATACTTTAATATTAGCGATGTTCCAACAAAGATAACGATCATTTTTCAAATACTCTACGGCAGTTTCAAGTGTTGGACGAAGAAAGTTATCACGCCAATCGGCATAATCACCATGTGCTTTGTATGATTGTGTTTCATCATCCGAATACATTTCACGATTAAAGTATGGTGGTGATGTGAAAACAAAATCCAACTTACCTTTATACTTTTGAAATTTAGGATTGAATTGTATAGTTTCAGAACCGTCTTGAAATACTTCGTATGTATGATTTTCTTTTACATCAAAAAATCTCGATGAAAGTGAACTACCCTTTTCACCAATAGACTTCAAATAAAAATCCGCAAGATATTCATAACGACTTGTTCCCAAATCAGGAATCATATTATCAGTATTAGGATCAGTTCCAACATAATGTATTGGACGACTTACAGACATTGCACCAAGTATCCTTCCACCCCAACCTGCACTTGGATCATAAACAGTAACGGTTTCACTTGCAGGAATATGTTTTGTAAAATGTTCATACAAAAACTTTGCCGTCATAGGTGGAAAGTTTACAGCAGGTTGCGAAAATGAAATACGAAATATTTGAAATGCTTGAGGAAATAACCTTGCACTTTTATCAAAAACTCTAACCAAAAATACATTCACTCTTGGTTCTTCACCGTCTTTCTTTATCATAAAGTTATCGGTTAATTCACTTATATCACCCAAATAAAATAACATATTAGCGTCAAGTATTCCATCACTAGAAAATTCTCTAATTTGGTCTGCCTTTATTGTTAGATACTTTGTATATTTTTTATTGTAGGTTTCAAGTGTGCAAGATATTTTAGATATACGCAAACCTTGTCCGTCAAACCTACCATCACCATTTTTGAAAGCAAGAAAGAAATCTCGTAAGGTTTCACCTTCTCTGAAATATGGATTTTTGATTTGGTTTGACGAAATAGATTTACTGTAAAGATACATCGAATCATTATACAAAGTTCTACGCATGACATGATGAAATGTATCTTTCAACTCATCTGTAAAGAAATCATATATCGATCGGGATGTATCCCCATTAGTTCCACTTGCAATCTTTGTTTTCAACATTGTTGGAAAGAATTGATTAGCAGCAGAACCGTTTTTAGAGAAGTTGGCAATGACTCCAATTATATCTTCATCATTGCCTTTCTCTGGACTATGAAAGATTTTTGAAGTATTGAATTGACGTAGTTTTGAAAATGATTGAACAATCTCTTCTTCGCTTCTGCCAACAAGAGGTGGTTTACCATTTTCATCCCAATCTTTCAAAAACCTCAAACGCAAGTCTTCTACCCATTCAGTAAACTTATCATTATCATAGGTTACTAACTCACCGTATGTGATGTTACACGACCAGGAAAGAACTTCACTTTTTTCATAGAAATAGTTTTTCATTAGTTATTATCCAATTTTACTAAATAATATTTAGCTTCAAAATCGTCAATATCAAATTCAACTTTTGCCAAACCTTGAGAAGAAACTTTAATACTTCCACCATTCAAGTCTTTGTTAGCAGCAAGAATACCGTTGAAGTATTTTGCGGAGAAGCTGATTGGTTCAATATCACCACTTGCATTACAATCAATATCAATAGAGATACGATTTGAATTTGTATTTGAATAACCAAGAACAATTTGATACTTGTTCAATTTTTCATTCTTTAATACTGTGAATTTTTCTATATCAGATAAAGCAGATTTTGCCTTAATGAATTTGTCAATAAATTCTTTTGTGATAGTAATGTCCAATTCAAATGGTGGCAATTCTTTCAAGTCTGGTGCAGGTGGAATAACTGCGAGGTCAGCTAACATATAATTTACAGTAGTTGATTTATCATCAATAGTCAATGAGAACGCCTTATCACCAGCACCGTTCACTTTAAAGTTTACTGTGTTACCAAGAACACCTAATAGACTTACAAGCAGGTCTGTATTGTAAACACCGAATTTCCAAGCATCACCTTGAAAACTTTTGAGTTTAACTTCACCAACTACACACTTATCATCGGAAATAAAACGAGTAGAAAGTCCGCCGTTTACATTCCAAGCAACAGACTGAATCAGTTTACCCAAATGATATTTACTGATAAAGTTCAACAACTTTGATTTTTCCATAACAATAATCCTTAATGATTAGTAAATAATTTATACAAATATACGAAATTTTCTCGTAACATCAAAACGAAAAAAACTTTTGTGCAACTTTTTTATTTTCGGTAGGAAACTCCCACTTCATTGCTTCATAGAAGTTTCTTAGTTTACCATCCAATTCAGATACAAATAATTCGTTAGCATCAAAATGTTCCTTAACGAAATCAATAATCTCTATTGGATCAGAATCCCCACGAAATGCCAACTCTTCTAATCCGTATTTATTGGATTTAAGGTAAGCAATCTTAACTTTATCACCATTCTTAATTGGTGGATATTTAGGAGGACAACCAAACACCTTCAACAATTTATTATAGTTTATAGCGGCTTTAATGTGAGACGGAGTTCCTTTACCAAACTTTCCGAGAACATCATCTTTCACCATACTATCATATTTTTTTATATCTTTGATTGAAGAATTTTTAGCAACCTCACCATATAAAACCGTATTCAAATTCTTTTTGAAGTTTAAGATATATTCATCAATTTCATTTTTATCTTTACCTTTTAGAATATCTATCATAACATCTTTCATACATTTCTGAAATGATTTGGGGAATGATGAACGAACAATATCCAAACCTTTAACTTCCAACTTATCCATTGGAACACCGTTATCGGAAATAATCCAAAGAGCATATCTCTTTTTCTTTTGCCAGAATCCCGTTCTACCAATCATTTCTTGTTTGATTTCCAAACGATGTTTGTCAGTATTGAATATCTTTTTAGCAAACACATCATAAAATTGATTTACATAATCTTGAACTTCCGTTGCAATATCATAAATCTTTGGAGTCATTATTTCAATATCATTGGTATCAATATCTGGAAATCTATTCTTCACCAATGGTAAACAAGAAACAAACACAGAGTCGGTATCAACATACTGTACATAATCAACATCATCTGTTTTTAATTCTTTGTTATATTTTAAATTTATCGCAGCTTCTGTTTTCTTAATAACGGTTTGACCAGAAAGAGTTACTGCCTCTGCATTATCAATATCATAGAAACGGAATGCAGGAAGACCTAAGATTCCGTACATACTATTCAAAAGAATTTTCTGAACAAGTTGTCTTTTCTTATAGAACTCATATTTGTCTGTGTCACCGGCCTTACCCCATTTTTTCATTTCATTTTTATACTCGACCCGTTTATCAAACCAATCAGAAAGAATTGCTGGAATTAGTCCTACTCTTTCAGAACTATACATGACACCATTTGATGCAACTGTGTATTTGTATTTATCTAAGAATGCCTTTAATTTTTCTTTTGATACTTTCTCACCACCAACAATATATTCATCTTTTCTTTCACGGTTGAAATCTTCTGCATTCCAATCTTCAATCTTAGCAATCTTTGTTTCTGGCGAAATGTTTAGAGTCATAATGATTGATGGATAAAGTGAAGTTAAATCCAAGTCATACATCCAATCATATCGTCCTGGAACAGGATCCTTAACGAATGCACCAATGAACCCTTTCTCACCACTATCTTTCAATTCTTGCATTTTCTCTTGTCTATCTGCTGGTTTATTTGGTGCAACAACTCCACCGATATGTTTCAAATAAGTTAGCATCGCACCTTCAAGATACTTTGACGAATAAACAAAGTCTTCATAAGGAACATGACCAACATGGGCAATACCTCTAACTAAATCAATATACTGTAATTTCTTATCCAATTCAATTATCAACTCAACGTCAGTAATATTGTATTCTATAAATGTATCAATATCATTTTCCATTAAGTCATCAAGGTTTCCTTCATACTCAATTTTACCACGACCAAGTTCGGTATTACAAACATAATTCAGAGCATACGAAGTTAATTCTTTATAAGAGAATTTTTTATACACCGTCATATAATCCAATACTGATGTTCCACCGATTGTATACCGATTACGATATGGTGAATAAAACATTTCACCAATTACAGAAAGATTGTTTGCCTGCTTCTTACCAAGAACTGTTTTAATACGATTGTGTAGATATGGAATATCGAATGCATCACAATTCCAACCGGTCATAACATGAGGTTGAATCTCGTGAATGGCATCTATAAATTTTAATAATAAAGTTTTTTCATCATAACAAGGAACTATGGTTTTGTTATCAGTAGTTTTGTTTTCTAATTTTCTTTTTTTATCTAAGACTAAAATAGTATAATGATTGGTCGCGGAATCATGGTAAGCAATAGATGTGACTTCGTTATTGCCTTGAGTTGGATCCGGAATACCGGTAATCATTTCAACCTCAATATCGAATGTCATTGTGACAATTCCCTTCGAGGGCATATCAGAATCACCATACATATCAACAAGAATACGAGTTGTCTCTGCAATATCGGATTCAAACAGGTCTGGATCATTCTTTATGAAATTTGTAACCTTTGAAAGTTTATCACCGTATAGAGAAATATATTTACCATTAGGATCTTTCTTGTAAGCATACGGTGTGTATTCAAAGTGCATTAAACCTTTGACATCATCCCATACCCATGCTTCTTTTGTATTCGTTTTAACGAAAATATTTTGATACATATTATACCTTCTTAAACATCCATATTGGTTCACAAAACTTTTTATCTTTATTATCTTCAGCAAACTGAACACTATTATCTAGAAAGTGTCCGTCTCTTGTAGCAGTTCCTGCACCGGCAGAGTTTGGTCTTTTAGACATTTCCATTCCAATACATCCCAAGTATTCCATTCCACTCTCTACAAGAAAATCATTCATTGGATTTGTTATCTCCAACCATTGTCTACCGGTAGACCATGCAGAATTTGTGTAAACATCTGCAATGTTTATTGCCATCACACCACCAACTCTCAATGATGGTATAATGTTTCCAAGCGTCTTATGTAGAAAATCTTTATTCCACATATCAATTCCTTTGTATCGAACCCAACTCTGTGTATCGGATTGAGAGTACTTCTCAACATTGAAATACGGTGGCGATGTAAATACCAAATCAAAATGTTCTGGATATTGTGAGAAATCAAAATCTTCAGCAGGTGATTTGTAGAAATTTGTTTTCTTCTTTCCTTCAAAGAAACCTAAATTCTTTTCATAGAACTGAACCTGTTCATCATATATCGGATGATTTTCTACTCTTGGATCCAAACCAACATAGTGTTCGGTACAAGATGCGGCATAAAATCCTGCAAGTCTGT